GGGAATTGCCTATTGATACATATAAGAGTGCAGTAGATAATTTAGTAAAACGTAAGGAACGTTTACCATGGAAAAAATTAAGGGAAGATCTTAAGGAACATGGTATTAGAAACTCGACGTTAATGGCATTAATGCCTGCGGAAACATCTGCACAAATTAGTAATAGTACAAATGGTATTGAACCTCCAAGAGCTTTAGTATCATATAAACAATCTAAGGATGGAGTGATGGCTCAAGTCGTTCCTGGTCATTTTCATCTTCAGAATAAATATGATCTTCTTTGGGAGCAAGAATCTCCTGAAGGATATTTAAAAATATGTGCTATACTCCAAAAGTATATCGATCAGGGTATATCAGTTAATACTTCATATAATCCTGAAAATTACGAAGATCAAAAAGTACCTATGTCCGTTATGATATCGGACCTAGTAATGGCATACAAATATGGATTGAAACAACTATATTATTTTAATACATATGATGGTGCCGGTGAAGAACAAGAACAAGAACAACAAATACAAAACGAATGGGACCAACTATTAGATGATGAAGAATGTGAGAGTTGTGTAATATGAGCATATTAAAAAAGAATAGTAAATCACACTTAAAGAAAAACATGTTTCTAGATGAAGGTGTTGATATTGCTAGATATGATCAAGTAAGATATCCAACTATTGATAAAATAACAGATAAACAATTAGGATTCTTTTGGAGGCCAGAAGAGGTTGATGTTTCAAAAGATAAAAAAGATTTTAATGGACTAACAGCTCATGAACAACATATATTCACATCTAATCTCAAAAGGCAAATACTTCTGGACTCTGTTCAAGGTAGGGCCCCAAACCTTGCTTTCCTTCCTATATGTTCGTTACCCGAAGTTGAGAACTGGATTGAAACATGGTCATTTTCTGAAACTATTCATTCTCGGTCTTATACTCATATCATTCGTAATGTCTATCCCAACCCTTCATTAGTATTTGATTCTATGCTAGACATAGAAGAAATATTAGAATGTGGAAATGATATAGCAAAGTATTATGACGCTTTAATAGAATTAAATAATAAACCTAAGAAAGATATGTATGAACATAAGAAAGCATTATGGATGTGCCTAATGGCTGCAAATGCTTTAGAAGGAATAAGGTTCTATGTATCATTTGCTTGTTCATGGGCATTCGCAGAATTAAAGCATATGGAAGGTAATGCAAAGATTATTAAATTAATTGCAAGAGATGAGAATTTACATTTAGGATCTACAACATTTATGATCAAAACATTAGCAAAGGATGATAAAGATTTTGCTAAGATACAAAAAGAATTAGAAGGAGAATGTGTAGAACTATACATGAATGTAATAAAACAAGAAAAGGAATGGGCAGAATTCTTATTTAGGGATGGAAGCATGATAGGGTTAAATGATAAGCTTTTAGCAGATTATATTGACTGGATCGGTGCAAGAAGAATGAGAGCTATTAAATTACCATGTCCTTACAGTGTATCAAAATTAAATCCTTTACCATGGACTGAAAAATGGATAGGCGGTGGTAATGTTCAAGTCGCACCTCAAGAAACTGAAATAAGTTCTTATGTTGTAGGTGGAGTTAAACAGGATGTAGAACAATCCATGTTAAATAAATTAAGCTTATGAAAAAATCAGGATTATATAGAGTATCAAGAGATACAAAACCTAAATGTTCTTCGATTGGCCAAGGTGGCAGAGGACGTAAAACTAAAATAGCAATGTCAACAATGAACAAATCTCGTAAGAGAGGTTATAAGGCATATAGAGGTCAAGGACGATGAACATAGAAATATACAGTAAAGAAGCCTGCCCGTTTTGTACAAAGGCAGAATTTCTAGCAAAACAAATAGTACAAGAAGCTTCTCAGCAAAATCACACATATAACAAATATATGCTTGATGTAGATTTTACTAGAGAACAATTAATGGAGAAATTCCCAGGAGCAAGAACGTTTCCTCAGATTATGGTAGATGGCAAAATTATTGGTGGCTATACAGAATTTGAGGAGTGGTATAATGATTAATTTTATCCACTGTTTAGAATGTCAAGTCCAAAGTGAAATAAGAACCGACGATGATGAGATTTATATTGAACCCCGATTTTGTCCATTCTGTGGGTATTGTGAGGATCCAGATCCTGATTTGGACGATGAAGATAGCATATAAATATATGTATGGACACCAAATGGATATACAATGGAAGGCCTTTCCAACCACCCGAAGATTTTTCGCCGAAAGATTATTACGGTTTCGTGTATCTAATAACGAATCGAGCAACAGATCGTAAATATGTTGGAAAGAAATTCTTCTGGTCTAAGAAAACATTACCGCCACTTAAAGGTAAAAAGAATAAAAGAAGATCTATTATTGAATCTGATTGGAAAACATATTATGGATCTAATAAGTATTTAGTAGAAGAAGTAGATTCTCAAGGCGAAGATGTATTCTATAGAGAAATATTACATCTATGCAAAACTAAAGGAGAGTGTGCATATATGGAAGCTAAAGAACAATTTGAAAGAGATGTATTACTTACAGATAATTATTATAATGGAATTATAGCATGCAAGATAGGTGGTCAAACCGTAAAAAATCTAAAAAAATAGTTTACTTTTCATTAAAACTGTGGTATAATAGTAGCTATGACTAAAAAATATACGGATAATGTATTACAATTTCCGATAAAGAAAAAAGCATTGGAGTTATTACTTCAGAAACAAACCGAAACAAAGGCGCAACAAACTGAAAAAGAATTATTTGAATTAAAAGAAGCCGAATATGATGATTGTATATACATGTCTCAATTATGTATAGAAGCTATATTAGATACAATACAAAGCCAAGAGGATACTGCTTTCAATACACACACATTTGCGGTAGATCAAAATTCAAAATCTTATAAAGATATACATGTAATATTAAATTTACTAGTGGCTGCCTTTTTAAGAGAACATGAAATTAAACATATAATGCAAGAAGATCTTGATGATTTATTAATTAAATTAAGATTAATTGCAGACGAGAACAAAATATGATTTTACTAGATTATAGTCAAATAGCTTTAAGTAATATTATTGTACAAAAACTAAATGACGAATCAATGATAAGACATATGATACTGAATAGTATTCGTATGTACAATTTAAAATATAGAGATGAATATGGCCAAATGGTTATATGTGCTGATGGAATGAATACATGGCGCAAAGAATATTATCCCGAATATAAAGCACATAGAAAGAAAAACAGAGATAACTCTGATCAAGATTGGACAGAAATATTTAGAATATTACATCTAGTAAGAGAAGAAATACAAGAAAATCTTCCATATAAAGTTCTACATATGGAAGGATGTGAAGCCGATGATATAATAGGAGCCTTAGTATTTGAAGCTCAAGAGTTTGGTAAAGATGAACCTATTATGATTGTTTCTTCAGATAAAGATTTTATACAGCTACAAAAGTTTAAAAACGTTAAACAATTTTCACCAATACAAAAGAAAGCTGTTACGGACAAACACCCAAGAACGTATTTGTTTAATCATATATGTAGAGGAGATGCTGGAGATGGTATACCAAATGTACTTTCACCAGACAATTGCTTTACAGAAAGTTTAAGACAAACACCGTTAAGGCAAAATGTTATTGATACATGGTTAGAAAATGAATCAATAATGCCAGAAGAGGTTAAAAGAAATTTTCAAAGGAATAAAACATTAATTGACTTAAATGAGATTCCAGATCGTATATATAATAGTATAGTTCAAAAATACGAATCGCAAAAGCCAGCGATGAAAATGAAAGTACTAAATTATCTAATTAAAAAAAGATGTAATAATTTGATTGAATCAGTGGAGGAATTTTACAATGGCTGAACGCTACATATCAGATATATTAAGAGTCGCAGGATCTCTTAAAACAAAAAAAGAGAAGGTTGAATATCTTCAAGCATATAACTCAAGACCGCTTAGAACTATTTTAGCAGGCGCTTTTGATCCAGGAGTAAGTTTTAATTTACCAAAAGGTGATCCACCTTATAGAAAAGATGACGCTCCAAAAGGATTTGAACCATCAAATCTTCACAAAGTCACAAGACGATTTAAATACTTCGACAAGGGAGGCGTAGGAGACAGTTTGTCTGCAGCTCGCCGTGAAAAGATGTTTATAGATTGTCTCGAGTCTTTGCATCCAAGTGAGGCCGAGTTGGTCCTTGCTATGAAGAATAAGAAGTTGGGAATTAAAGGTATTACTTTAGCAGTAGTTAAAGAAGCATTTCCATCTCTTATCAAAGGGGCTTCTAAACCCACTAGTGAAAAGGGTTCTGAAGAAAAGTAAACCAACAATTCAAGGAGGTGATCCAAGAAAAACGTTATAATGATTCTATCAACTATAACTTAAGGAGGAAATCACCGAAAAAATTCGAGGAAGGAAGGTCCCTCTGGACTAGACAGCGCTAACGCGCTTAGGAAGGATTAGCGACCTTCCGGACTCACCTAAAAAAACAGTTTACTTTTGATTGAAACTGTGGTATAATAATAGATTATGAATATATTTGTCTTACATCAAAATCCAAAAGTTGCAGCTCAAATGCAATGCGATAAACATGTCGTAAAAATGATTTTGGAATCCGCTCAAATGTTATCAGCTGCTCATCGTATGTTAGATGGGGATACTTATGCTGATGCCAATGGTCTATATAAAACTACTCATAAAAATCATCCATGTACTAAATGGGTACAAGAATCTTTATTTAATTATAGATGGTTATATGTACATTTCTTAGCACTCGGAGAAGAGTATACGTATAGATATGGTAAGGAACATTTATCTATAACTAAACTAAAGAAAGCTTTAGAAAAATTACCTGACAATATTCCTGTTAAAAGGCAAACTCCTTTTGCACAGGCTACAGGTGATATAAACGAAGGAACAATAATAGATACATATAGGGAATATTATATGACTAAACAAAATAAGTTTAATATGGCTTGGACTAATAGAGATATACCGGAGTGGTTTAATGCCCAGATATGATTTTTTAAATACGGAAACAGGAGAAGTGACAGAATATACTATGTCATGGAAAGAACTGGATAAGTTCAAAGAAGAGAATCCTCATTTGAAACAACAAATATCTCAAATGAATATGATTACCGGTAAAGAAGGTGCAACACTCAAAAAAGCGGGTGATGGATGGAAAGAAGTACAAGATAGAATTAAGAGTGGATTACCACCAAGACTGAAAGGAAATATAAAAACAAAATGATTGCAGTAATGGAAAAAGATGATTATAGAACTTTTACTCAAAAGGTTCAAGAGTTGCAACATAAAGGATATGACTTACCTTTTGTTGCAGAAAAAATGGAGGATAATTGGTTTAAGGTCACGATTCATGGAGATCATGACCCTGAAGAATTAGACAAACTCGTCCCATGATTAATTATGTTCCTATTGAACTAGATTCAAATCTAGAACAACACACTACACCCAAATTTAGATATTATACAGATGAAGATCAGAATAAGTATTATTCGGTCACAACTGTTTTATCAATATTAAGTGAAGAAGGTATACAGGCCTGGCGCGCACGCGTAGGAGAAGAAGAGGCAAATAGAATATCAGCTCAAGCTTCTAAGAGAGGAACTAAGGTTCATGATATGATAGAAGAATATATTATTGATTCTAGTAAGGATGGATTTAATGGTATAGAACCTTCAGACTTTATAGCTATACAGAATTTTCAAGAGATTAAACCTGTACTTGATCAAAGCTTAACTAATGTATATGCAACAGAAGCAAGATTATATTCTAAACATTTAGGATTAGCTGGCACAGTAGATTGTGTTGGTGAATGGGATGGAAAGTTAAGTATTATAGATTGGAAAACCTCCAAGAAATTTAAAAAGAAAGAATGGATTAAAAACTATTTTATGCAAGCAACGGCATATGCTATTATGTGGGAAGAAAGAACCGGCACACCTATTACGCAATTAGTTGTTTGTATTGCTGGTGATGAAGGACCTCAGGTCTTTATAGAACATAGAGATAACTGGGATAAAGAGTTAATAGAAACTATTAACGAATATAAACGAAGAAAACTATTTGGGAGATAGTATGAAAGCAAAAATATTGAAAGCACTAGAAGCTTATTATAGAGGCGAAATTGCAAAAGCAAAAATGAATGTAGAAGTTTTCTTAGAAAACAGCACTGGTGTTGGAGAACATTCTGACATCTTAGATACAATATCTGTTGAAGTTGCAAAGATTGCGCAATTTGAAGATAATCTTAACGCTTTAGAGAAGCATTTCTTACCTAAAGAAATAAATATCTAATTAGCTATTTACTTTTATTTAAAAGTGTGGTATAATATACTATTCGTATAAATAGAAGTATGATAAGTAAAAAAATAATTAATCGAATAGTTGAGGCTTCTGGAAAGGGGCTAACGATATTTGATATAGATGAAACATTATTTAAAACAAAAGCTAGAGTCCAAGTTAAAGTTGGTAGAAAGACAGTAAAGATTTTAAATAATGTAGAATTCAATAGTTATAAATTAAAAGATGGAGAAAGATTTGATTATGGCGAATTTAAATCAGCTAAGATCTTTAACCAAACTTCTACTCCTATAGCGAAAATGATTAATAAGGCTAAGGCCATTATTAAGAATGCTACGAAAGCAGGTTCAAAAGTTATTGTTGTCACTGCAAGAGGTGATATGGATGATAGAGATTTATTCATAAAAACTTTTGAAGCTCAAGGTATAGATATGAAAAATGTCTATATTGAAAGAGCTGGAAATCTAGGACTAGATTCTTCAGCAAAGAATAAAGAAAAGGTATTTAGAAAATATCTAGATACTGGGAAATATAAACGAATTAGATTATTTGATGACCACATGGAAAACTTAATGGCGTTAACTTCATTAAAGGATGAATATCCAAATGTAACGTTTGAAGCATACAGAGTGAAAAAAGATGGATCTATACAAACAGTGAGATGATTAATTATGCCTACAAAATTCAAGCCGTCTGCAAAGCAGTATAACAGACAAACAAAGCAAACTACTGAAACCCATTATTATATAAAAGGAACTCCTCAAAAAGAATTGTTTGAGTATCTTAATAATCATAACGGTAAGCCAAAGATAAAACAGAAAGTTAGAAATGAGCTACAAAGACGAGGGGTTAAAATCGTCTGGAAGCCAGTCACAGAATAATGGTAAAATTTGATAATGGATATAAACCTCTTTGTTCAGGTTTAGTAATCAAAGAAGGTATACAAGGAAACGGAGTATTTGCTGTTGAAGATTTTAAAGCTGGAATCTTTTTAGGTGAAACTCATATATGGTGTAGTAAAAGAAGAGAATGGATTAGAACACCTTTAGGTGGATTTTTAAATCATTCAGAAGATCCTAATTGTTTTGTAAATACTAATATACATTACCATCATGGGGATCAAAGAGAATTATATACAGTAAGGCCTATTATAGAAGGCGAGGAATTAACAATATATTATACTTTACAGGAATATTATGATTGATGCATTAATAATAATAGCTGGCGTAGTTTTTACAGGTTTATTCTGTTATGGTGTGTGGTTATTAATATATGAGGATTGGAAATGAAAACAATAGGTGAATTTATAGGAATTATAGCAATGTTGTGGCTTTTTATAATTTCTTTAGTTATATTATCTGGTTGTCAATCTACAGAAATTTTAGATGGACTATGTTATAACGATAGAGAAGGGACATTTCTTTGTCCAGAAGAAAAGCTTGATCCGCCTAAAGATTACAGAGAACACGAAGAAAGATGGAATACATGTGAACCATTCTTGCATATGGAATCAGAAGCTTGGATGAATTGCATGATGATAGCATGAGCAATAAAAACGACATAACGGGTGATGTAATTAGAACTAAAACTTCAGGGCAGAAGGTATATGCTGATAATTGGGAAAAGATCTTCGGTAAACCTGAACCTGTAATTAAATCCAGAAAAGCTCAACCAAAACATTCTTTATCACAAGTTCATAAAGATAAATCAAAAGTAATACCTAGAAAGTATAAATATAAACATATAGAGGAATAAGATATGGCAGATTTAAACATAGATGAATTTGATTTTGGTTTTACAGCCGTAGATGAAAGCGAACTTGATGCAGTACAAAGTAAAAGTGCTGAAGTCAATGCCGCTGCAGATACAATTAAAGATGCTGAAGAAAAATTAAATAAACTTTATAATGCAATATTACCATTATTAAGTAATCTAAAAAAGAATCCTGAAAAGGATTATATACTATGGCCTAATAGGACAGATAAAATTGAACAATTTGAGGATTATATACAAAAGATAATCAAGTAATGGGAAAGATCAGAGATGATATTATCCTAGAATATAAAAGAAATTTAAAACTTAGAGAGGAATTGAAATTGAATATTGATAAATTAAGAGAACAATTAATTATAGACGAGGGACAGGTAAATGAAATATATAATGACCACCTTGGCTATGCTACATTTGGTATCGGGCATCTTGTATTGGAATCAGACCCCGAACACGGAAAGGCAGTTGGGACTCCCGTTTCAGAGGAACGAGTTATCGAATGCTTTGAGAAAGATGTCCAAACAGTAATATCTGATTGTAAAAAATTACATGATGCGTGGGATGGGTATCCTGAAGAAGTTAAACAAGTAATAGCAAATATGATGTTTAATATGGGATATACTAGATTAAGTAAATTTAAAAACCATAACGCCGCATTAGTAAGTGGAGATTGGAAAACTGCTGCTATTGAAGGTAGAGATTCTAGATGGTATAGACAAGTAACGAATAGAGCAGAAAGGTTAATGTCTAGACTTGAAAACGTATAAATAGTTATTTAAGAGGAAAAACAAATGGCACAAACAATAAGATTATTAGGATCAGAGGCAGCAATCGGATCAGCATCTAATGTTGGATTCGCAAAACTAGTAAGAGTATTGAATAATAAAACATCTGTACAAGCTATCACATTGAAAAATGCTGGTGGTACTACATTAGGTACAGTGACTTTAGCAGCTGGTGAAGCAGCATATATTCAAAAAGCTCCAACTGATACTTTAACAGGAGCCGCAACTTCTCTAGCAGTGAGTGTTGCATTTTCTAACTAAGAGTCCAAAATGGCTTACTCTCAGAAGGTAGTAGATCGCTTTGAGGCGGTTCTCAACGAGCCGCATAAACATTCAGTAGGCCGATACGATCCAAAAGATCCAAACGTAGCAACAGGCATGACAGGCGCGCCTGCGTGTGGTGATGTTATGAAGCTACAACTTAAACTTGACGACAATGAGAAAATCATTGATGTGAAATTTAAAACATACGGGTGTGGTAGTGCAATCGCATCCTCTTCATTATTCGTTGATATGCTCATGGGTAAAACTATAGAAGAAGCTAAGCAAGTCAAAGATAAAGATATTGCTGAAGTTCTAGAATTACCTCCAATAAAACTTCATTGTTCTGTATTAGCTGAGGACAGCATTCGTCAAGCTATACTAGACTGGGAAACTAAAAAGTCCCATCGACAGCACAATGGTGAGCAATATGCTAGAGTTAACTAACGAAGCAATCACAGAACTCCTTAAGAAAACAGAAGAAAAAGGTAATGACACTATAAGAATAGGCGTTACTGGCGGTGGATGTGCAGGGTATGAATATATTCTAGACTATGAAGATACCGTTAATGATGACGATCATATATTAGAATTCGGAAAGTTCATGATTGTTATTAATCCAGAATCAATACCTTTTTTAAAAGGATCCACATTAGATTTTGTCACAGAAGGACTTAATCAACAATTCAAATTCGCGAACCCTAACGTCCAAATGGCGTGCGGATGTGGGGTTTCCATAGG